CAGGAAGCCGCCGCCGCCGCCGCAAAGCGCGCCCGCGAAATTGCCGAAAAGGCCGATTCTGAAAACCGGTCCCTGACCGCGGATGAGGAATCGGACTACCGCAAGGCCATGGGCGAGGCTAAGGACCGGCTGGAGGCTGCCAAGGTTGCCAAGGCTGACCAGGAGATTCTGGCCGACGCCCGCGCCCTTGCCGCCGAAATCGGCGGTTCCGCCGTGGCCGACGTGGACGCCGTTAAAGAGGTCGGCACCCCCATGGAACGCGTCAAGTCCCTGGGCCTCCAGGTTGTTGGCTCCCGGGAATTCAAGGCAGCCATGGCCCCGTTTGGGGACCGTGTCCCGGAAAAGGCCCGTTTCCAGACGGACCCCATTTCCATTAAGGGCCTGTTTACCGGCGGGTCCGGAACCTCCGCTGGCGCGTTCGTCACGGCGGAACAGACGGGCATCCTCGAGGCCCTGGGCCGCCGCCCGCTGACCATCCGGGACATTATCAGCGTCCGCCGGACCGGTTCGGACACCGTGGAATATGTCGTCCAGACGGCCCACACGAACAACGCGGCAACGGTTGCGGAAGCCACTAGCTCCGCTGCCCCCACCGCTCCGGGCACCGCCGGCGCGCTGGTCAACGCCGCCGGTGGCGGTTACAAGCCGGAAGGTTCCTGGGCCTTTGCCCGCAAGACGGCAACGGTTAAGACCATTGCCGAATGGGTGCCCGCCACTAAGCGCGCCCTGGCCGACGCGGCACAGCTCGAGGGCCTTATCAATGATGAGCTGCGCGCGGACATTGCGGAGACGGAAGAGAATCAGATTCTCCTGGGCGACGGTACGGGCGAAAACCTGACCGGCATCCTGGCTACCTCCGGTATCCAGACCCAGGCCTGGTCCTCCGACATTTTCACCACGGTCCGTAAGGCCATCACTAAGGCCCGCACCGTGGGCCGCGTCGTGCCTAACGCGGTGGTCCTTAACCCGGTGGAAGTTGAGGCCATCGACTTGGCCCGCGAGGGTGCCGGAACCGGTCAGTTCCTGGGGGCCGGTCCGTTCGCCATGGGACCGCGGACCCTGTGGGGCCTCCCGGTTGTGGAGTCGGAAGCGGTGACCGCCGGGCGCGGCATCGTGGGCGATTTCTCCAAGGCCGTCCTGTGGGACCGGGAACAGACCACGGTCACGATGACCGATTCCCACGCGGATTTCTTCATCCGCAACATGGTGGCCATCCTCGCGGAGGAACGTGTGGCGTTCGGCGTCGTCCGTCCTACCGCGTTCGTGGACACCGACGTGGCCGCGTAACCACCCATTGACTGGACGCGGTCCCCGTTTGCTGGGGCGGGGGCCGCGTCCAACCCAACCGGAAAGGGGCACGGCCATGGCTGGGCTCAAGACATATTCCGTCAACGTCAACGGGAACGCGGCAACGCTGCGGCTCTCGGATGAGGACGCGGAATCGCGCGGCCTCACGGCGGCGGACCTGGTGGGCGCAACGCCCGCCCCCAAGGCAAAAGCACCCCGGGCCAAAAACGGCCCGGCTCCGCTCAACAAATCACGTACCGCCGCCGAAAAGGCCGAATAGCTAGAGGGAAGGCGGGGCCGTGACGACGTCAATTATTGAGCCGGACGAATCGGCTTTCCGTCTGCCTCCCCTGGTCAGCGCGGAAGACTTTTCGGCGTGGACGGGTGGCAAGGTGGCGGCTTCCGATCCCCGGGTGTTGCCCCTGCTGAAAGGGGCATCGGCGGGCATCCGGCGTTGGGCGCGCTGGCATATCGCGCCCGTCCTGGAGGAAACCCTGACCGGGGACGGGCCGGGCGGTTCGCTGCTACTGCTCCCCACCGGGCGGCTGCTCGAGGTGCTGACGGCAACGAACGCCGGGGAATCGGTGGACGTCGCCGGGCTGGACTTTTCCCGCCATGGGATGGTGTCCCGCCCGGACGCCGGCTGGTCTAACCGGTTTGGTTCAGTGTCCGTCCGGGTCCGCCACGGCTTTGACCTGGCGGACGTTCCGGACGTCGCCCAAATCGTGAAGCAAGTAACGGCCAACGCGCTGGCGTCCCCCATGGGCGCGACACGCGAACAGGCCGGGACCGTGTCCGTTGCCTGGGCCACCACCGCGCCGGGTGTCTCCGGTGGCCTGTCCCTACTGCAGCGGGACCTGGACGTCCTCGCCGCTTTCAAGATTTAGGGGGCCGGGCATGCTTCCGTCTTTCGCGTCTGATACCCCCGTCCTGGTTCGGCCCACCTGGGCCACGGACGCCCGGGGCACCCGCCGCCCGGACTACGGCACCGGGGCCGAACGGTCCCCGGTGCCGGGGTCGCTGCTCCAGCCGGGGGCCTCCCAGGAAGTCCTGGACAACCGGGCCGGGGCGGTCGCCGTCCGCTGGTCCTGGTTCGCTCCCTCCGGAACCGACGTCCAGGCAACCGACGCCGTCGAATGGGACGGCCGGCGGTTCGCCGTGGACGGGGAACCGGCCCGGCACAGGTCCCCCACGGGGGCGCTGGACCACGTCCTGGTCCTGCTTATCGACTGGAAAGGGTAGGGCCGTGACTCAGGCTGTAACGAAAATCGAATTTCACTATCCGGCGTTCAACCGGGTCCGGCAATCCGCCGGGGTTATCGCTGACCTCAAGCGGCGCGGGGATGCTATCGCCGCTGCCGCCGGGGACGGCGTGGACGTCCAGGTGGTGGTGGGCGCGACACGCGCCCGCGTGACCGTGGCCACCGCAACCTTTGAGGCCCGGAAATCGGAAGCCACGGACAAAACCCTGACCCAAGCCATTGGGGCCGGGCGTGGTTGAAATCGTGGAACCGGCGGACGGCGAAACCGTCCTGATTCAGTACCTGGCCCACATGTTGGGGCAGCAACCCGGGTTCGAATCGGTGGCCGTCCTGGGGGCCATGGACGCCGCGTCCCCGGACTATGAGCCGCCGGCGGAAGCGGTCACGGTACGGCTGACCGGAGGCGTCCCCCGGGACGTCCTGGTGGCCAATCTGCAGCTGACCATTACGGCGTGGGCAGCTGGACCGGGGGACGAAATCCGGGCGTCCGATATTGCCCGCCGGTCCGCCGGCCTCATCCTCGCCGCCGCCCGCCTGGGCTACATGGGGGAAACCGTCTGTAACAACGTCCTGGCGCTTTCCCTCCCCTACAAAGATTCGGACCCGGTCACCTCCCGGGCCCGGTACTCCGCAACTTTCGCGGTGTCAATGCGCGGGCAAATTGTCGGCGCATAAGTGTTTCCCACTGCCTGAAAGGGGCAAAACAAAATGAGCGTTCACGCTTCCAATGTTCTTACCGGGGCCCCGGACCAGTTGACTACCGGGCCCATTCTTTCCGCACCTCGAGGCACCCCGCTGCCCACTGGTCTGGATTCCACCATTGACCCGTCTTTCGTGGACTCCGGTTACATTTCGGAGGACGGCCTGACCCTGACCCCGGACCGTTCCACCGAACAGGTTAAGGACTGGTCCGGGTCCGTCGTCCGGGAGCTCCTGACCGAATTTGCCGCAAAGCTGGCATGGGCTCACCTGGAGACGAACGAACAGTCCCTGAAAAACTACGTTGGGGACGATAACGTGACCGTCGTTGCGGCCACGTCCACGGAAGGTAAGCGGATTACCGCGCTGCTGCGGTCCTCCGAAATGCCCCGCAAGCCGTGGATTTTCAAGGTCAAAGACGGGGACGCCCGCGTCCTTATCGTGGTCCCGGATGGCCAGGTGTCCGAAACCGGGGAAGTCGCTTTCGTGAAGTCCGGAGCCATTACGTGGCCCGTCACGCTGGCAACCTACCCGGATTCAACCGGCGTCAATGTCTACATTTACCTGGACGATGGGCAGATTCTGACCGCTGGCGTCCCCGCCCTGTCCAGCGTGGTGGGCAACCCCAACCCGGCGGCTACGGGTGACCTGGTCACCATCACGGGCACCCGGTTTACCGGCACCACGGCGGTTAAGTTCGGCGCGACGAACGCCACGGACTTTACCGTGGTCAGCCCTACCACCATTGTGGCCAGCCTCCCGGCGGGTTCCGCGGGGTCCACAAACGTGACCGTAACCAACGCCGTGGGCGTCTCCACCGCGCTGGCCTACACCCGCGCCGCGTAAGGCCCTCTTTACCAGGTGGGGCGGACGTTCGGGGAAGACGTCCGCTCCACCTTTTCCATACCCTCCCCACCCATCCGAAAGGGCCCCAGCAATGGTCTACGAAATCCCGGCGTCCAAGGCGTCACTAAAGCAGAACATTTTTGAATTCAAGGTCCCGGGGGAACGGAAAACCCGGTCCCTCCCACTGCTTAAATTCCTGCCCATCGGCTACCGCAACCGCATGGCCCAAATGGCCGCGCCCATCCAGGCGGCGCAAGCTGCCGGGGATGACCCGGACAGTAAAGACTTGCACGCCCTGGGCACGGTCCAGCTTGAACTACTCGAGCGGTTCTCTCCCGGCGTCACTGACGTGATGGATGATGACCAGCTAGCCGCGCTGCTCAAGGCCTGGCAGGAGGCCAGCCAAATTTCAGTGGGGGAATCGCCGGCCTCTGCTGGCTCTTAGAACAGCACGCGGAGGCCATCGAATACGACTTGCTGGCCATTGGGCTCCGGCTGGATGACCTGGGCACCGGACGGCTGTCCTGGCGGGACCTCTATGTGGTCATCCACCGGGCTGGGCCGTCGTCCGCCCTCATGCGGGAAGTCCAGCCGGAGCTCTCGGCGTGGGCTTCCGGGCTGGTCCTGGCGGACCTCATGGCCCATGCCGTGGACCTGTTGGCCGGTGCCAACTGGCAGCGCGGCGGGAAGCGAACAGCACCCAAACCCAAACCGATCCCCCGCCCCGGGCGGAAGTCGGAAGCCCAACGCTATGGCTCGGACCCCATCCCGGTAAGCGACTTTGACGCCTGGTGGGACAAGCACTGAAAGGCGGTAAACCGTGGCGGACGCCCTAGAACTTGCAACGGCCTACGTGTCCCTGGTCCCGTCTATGAAAGGCGCGGAATCGGCGATAACCAAAGAGCTTATGCCGGGCGCGTCGGCGGCGGCGGACGTCGCTGGCAAGGCAGCCGGTGGCAAGTTCAGCGGGTCCATGACCAAAGTCCTGGCCGGCGGTGCCGTGGTCGGCGGCATCGTGGCCGGATTTAAGGGCCTGTATGAGGTCGGCAGCGTCTTTGACGACGTGTCAGACACCATCCGGGTGGGGACGGGCAAGTCCGGGGATGCCCTGGACGCCCTGACCAAATCCGCCGAAAACATCGGTAAGACCGTCCCGGCGTCCTTTGAACAGGTCGGCACCACCGTGGCGGACGTCAACACCCGAATGGGTCTGACCGGCGGGACCCTCGAAAAGGTGGCGTCCCAGTACCTCGAGGCCGGGCGCATGCTGGGCCAGGACATTGACATAGGGACGACGTCGGCGGCGTTTTCGGCGTTCAAAATCACGGGTGACGGCGTGGCCGGGGCCATGGATACCCTGTTCCAGGTGTCCCAGTCCACGGGCGTGGGCATGAATGAACTAGCCGCGTCCGTCCAGAAAAACGCCCCGGCCATGCAAACCCTTGGGTTCTCATTTGAGGAAACGGCGGCGCTGGCCGGGTCCCTGGACAAAGCCGGTTTGAACTCCACCGCCATGATGTCCTCAATGGGTAAAGGCATGGTGACCCTTGCCAAGGCTGGGGAAAACCCCCAAACGGCCTTTAAACGGGTCACGGGCGAAATCGGGGCATTCGTCAAGGCCGGGGATAAGGCGTCCGCCATCAAGCTGGCAGCCAAAATCTTTGGGACCAAAGGCGCGTCCCAGTCCGTGGGGGCGCTGGAGTCCGGGTCTATCGCCATGGATGACCTGGTGGCCGGGGCCAAACTGTCCGGGGACACCATCTTGGGGACCGGCGCGGAAACCCAAGACTTTGCCGAAAAGTGGCAGCTGGTCCAAAACAAAGCCACGGCGGCACTTGCGCCGCTGGGGTCGGCGGTCTTTACCTGGCTGGGGGATACCCTCACGGCCCTTATGCCAACCCTCGAGCTGGTCGCTAACTGGTTTTCGGACAATACGTGGGCTTTCGGCGTGGTCGCCGGGATCATCGGCGGCGTCCTGGTGGCGGCTTTCATTGCCTGGACGGCGTCCATTTGGGCTGCCACCGTTGCCCTCCTGGCCAACCCGGTTACCTGGATTGTCATTGCCATCATTGCCCTGATAGCCGCCCTAGTGCTGCTGGCAATGAACTGGGACGCCGTGGCCGCGTGGATTTCGGGGGTCTGGGGTGGCCTCATGAACTGGCTAGGTGAGGTGTTCGGCGGGCTCGGAAATTGGCTGGTCGAAATTTGGAACGGTTTCGTTTCGTGGATCATGGGCAGCCTAGCGGCTTTCGGCGCGTGGGCGTCCGCTACCTGGTCCGCCCTGTGGGCGTGGGTCGGCTCCATTTTTGCCGGATTTGGTAGCTGGCTATCATCTATTTGGGCCGGAATTTCGGCCTGGTTTATGGGCGCGCTGTCGGCTTTCGGTGCCTGGATCGGGGCAATTTGGGCCGGAATAGTCGCGCTGGCCATGTCCTGGTGGAACAACCTACTGGCCTTTATCGCCCAAATCCCGGGGTGGATCATGGGCTACCTGTCTTTCCTGGCCTCGCTGCCGGGCATCGTGGGCGGCTGGATCGGCGGCATGGTGTCGGTGGCCATCGGCAAATTCGGGGAGCTCCTGGGCTTTGTCGCGGGCATTCCGGGGCAAATTCTTGGGTTCCTGGGCAACGTCGGTTCGCTGCTGTGGAACGCCGGTTCTCAGATCATGTCCGGCCTGCTGGACGGCATCCGGGCAGGGTTCGGAGGCATCCAGGATTTCGTGGGCGGGATCGGCCAATGGATCGCGGACCACAAGGGGCCAAAGGCGTATGACCTTAAGCTGTTGGTTCCCGCCGGCGGCTGGATCATGGGCGGTTTTGTGGACTCGCTCAAGTCCCACATTCCGGACCTGGAAAAGCTCATGGGCGACGTGACCAGCACGCTGCAAGTCGGCACCCCGGATTCTCTCAAGGTGCCCGCCATTGCGTCCCCGGCACCCGCCGGGGGCTACGCCGCGGCGTCCCCCACGGGCGCGCGTGAAACGAACATTACGGTCAATAACCCCGTGCCGGAACCGGCGGGGGCGTCCATCACCACCACGCTGGCGAAAGTCGCGTATCTCGGAATCGACGGGGGCGAATAGTGGAAACCTGGTCCATTGACGGCGTCCCGCTGCTGACCCTGGCAACCGACGTCCAGCGGATAGACAACAACCTGGCCCCGCCCTTGCGGGGGGATGATCGGCAATACGCGTTCCGCCCGGGAATGGAGTTTCGGCCCCGCGTGGTGGACTCGAGGTCCATCACGCTGGGGCTGTGGCTCATCGGGCAGGACGGCCCCGGCACCACCGTGGCGGAATACATGGCCAACTATGCGGGCGCGGAACGCAAGCTGCGCCGGCTGTTGCGCCCGGACGCCGGGGGCCAGTTCGCCATTACCCGGACCTGGACGGATGACCTGGGGACGCACACGGCCACGGGCCACGGCATTGCCCCCGGCGGGATGGAACGGCAGCGCGCCGGGAAGCATGCCGGACGCGTGACCGTGGACATTGGCATGGCGGACCCCTTTTTCTACGGCACCCCGGTGCCCGTGACCTTGCCCGTGGGGGTCCCCACGACGGTGGACAACCAGGGCGACGACGCCACAACGGCGGTATCAATCGCGTTCGCCGGGGTGCTGTCCAACCCCAAGGTGACCAATACGACGCCGGACCCGGACGTGTGGGTCAAGGTCGGCACCGCGCTGGCCGCTGGGGACCACCTGACCGTGGACGTCCTGGCGACGTCGGCGGTCCGGAGCTCGGACGGGGCCAACCTCATTGGGGCCGTGACCCACTCCGGGGCGCGCGCCTGGCTGGGGCTGCGGCGCGGAACTAACACCGTGACGCTGTCGGCTGATTCCGGGGCCGGTAATGCGGTCCTGACTTACCAACCCGTCTACTACTAAACCAACTCAAGGGAGGCCGTAAACATGGCTGGAAATTATCCGGACGCGCCGTCCTGGCGGATGGCATATGACCGGGACGGGACCCAGGGCTACCTAATCAGTAGTACCGGCGTTATTACCCAACTGACGTCCGGGAACCTGGCGACGTTGAACGACGAGGGGGAATCGTACCTAACCGTAACGAACGGCTCACCTAGCTCGGTGGTGTTCATCTTCCCGGAACTGCGGGACGTGGACGCGCTGTTCTACTGCCATCTGCTCGCGTCGCCGTTTGCTGTCCCCACGACGATGACCGTGGCCGTTTCGGTCAACACGACTAACGGGCTGGACGGGACGTGGTCCACAATTGGCACGGTTGTGCCGCCCAAGGTCGCGGTTAAGCCAGCGTACCGAACCGGGATTTTGTCCAGCACGGCACTGGCGGTCCGGGCGGTCAAGTTCACAGCCGTAAACGGCGGCGGGGCATCGTGGGACGCGTCCGCCATCCACCTCTACGGGGAACCGGCACCGGGAGAAAACCCCAACCGGCTGGCACTCTGGCACCCCACCCTGGACCAGAGGGTGACCGCCGCCTATTTCGACTGGGGCAACGTCCCCCGGTCCTCATCGGCGGACCGGACGTTCCGGGTCAAGAATCTATCCGCCTCCCTCACGGGCTCCAGTATCCGGGTGGCCATGGAAGCCCTGACGGATTCCACGCCATCCCTCCCGGGCTGGCATTCACTGTCAATGGACGGAACCACGTTCCTGGCTCAGGTCACCATTGGCACGCTGGCCCCGGGGGCAATCTCCGGGGTGTTGACGCTGCGGAGGATCACGCCCTCTAACGCCGCCCTGTCGCTGTACTCAATGCGGGTTTTCGCGGAAGCTACGGGGTGGGCATAAGCCATGGCAACCATGAGCGTGACCTCACGGAACCGGACGCTTAGGTCCCATTTCGGGGCGGACCGACACGCGACACTTTCCGCCCCAACCCTCTATTTCGCGCTGTTCCGCGGGGACCCTTTCGGGGCCGGGACGGAACCGACGTCCGCGGGCGGCTACGCGCGCGCGGCAAAAACCAATGACGCAACACTGTGGGGAACTATCGGGGCCACGGACGTCCTGGTGGGCAACGGCGGGGCATCGGGGACGATTGCCTGGCCGGTGGCCACCGGGCTCTATTCCATCACCCTGGGATTGGATTACTGGGCCGTGTTCGATAACTCAACGGGCGGGAACCTGCTTTATGCCGGGCCGCTGACCACCGCCATAGTCGTGTCCGGGGCCGGGGACGTTCCGCGTATCCCGGCGGGGTCGCTGAACATAAGCCAGCTAGGCTAACCGGTGGCGAACCGGGACGGGGCCGGGACCGGAACTTTCCCGGCGCTACGTTCAACCGCCGGGGCCGTCACGTCCCAATATTCGGTGGTGGCCCTGTCACCATCGGACGGAAGCCGGGTTCCGTCCACGGCGGCGGCTTTGCGCGTGGACGTGGCCAACTCGGCGGGCGGGAATTCGGACGTCCGGTTCGACGTGGCCACAGACGCGGCGTTTACCGCCATCGTGTGGGGTTCGACGTCCACGAACGTACCTAACGGGCTGCTCCAGGCGGTGGCGTCCGGGCTGGTGTCCGGGACCAAATACTGGTGGCGTGCCCGCCTGGCTCCCACCGGGACCACGACGTGGGGGCCGTGGACGGCGGCGCAAGCCTTTACCCCGGACATTAACGCCGGCCGCGGGTTTGCTTACGTGCCCGTCAACGTCGGCGCTGACTACCCGTTGGACCCGGACGTCACGGCTGCGGCCTACGTGGACGTCAATGTCGGCGCTGACTATCCGTTGGACCCGGACGTCACGGCTGCGGCCTACGTGGACGCAAACCTGGGCATCGAAATTACACGGGACCCGGACGCGGTGGAATACGCCCACGTAGGGGACGTGAACACCCTTCCGCCCACGCCTCATCTGTGGTTTCTGCGCCCGGCTGCCGGGCGAGCGGGCGACGGAATTAGCATCGTCTGTTTCGGCGTCGGTGACCTGGTCACCACCTATTCCGGAAGCGTCCAGCTTTACTACGGTGCCACCATCGGATGGGTCAACGCTGCGGTTACGGCGTGGAACACGTACCCCCCAACGGCGGACGCATACACCGCCGCCCGCCGGCTGGACCCCCTGGCGTTCTATATCGACATGCAACATACCGTGATTGAAATTGTCGTGCCCGGGGGAGCCCTCCCGCCGGGCTACCCGCTGCGAATTAGGACGGTGACGGCGTGACGGTCAACACCAGTAATAGCGCGTTCCTTACGGTCCTGCCGTCCACCGCCCTGGACGGGGTCGGCTGGACGGTCCGGGTCCTGTCTGAACGGGACTACGTAACGCCCATTGCCCTGGTGGAACGGTTCGCCGGGCTGGGGCTGACCGTGGAAGCCAACGCGGAGGGCGGCGGGACGGTCACCCTGGATGCGGATGACCCCGTGTTTTTCGGGACCCTCCCGGCGGGGGAATTCACCCCGCTGGCGGACCAGGAAGCCCTCTGGCAAATCCTTGAGGACGGGCAGGTCCGGTTCGAATTCCTCGCGGAGGACGTGGACCAGGACGTCATTACGGACGGCGGTGGCCTCCGCAAAACGGTGGTGGCCGGGCGCGGGACGGCGTCGGTCCTGGAGTGGGCCCCGGTCCTGCCCCTGGGCATGCCCACCCCCACGTCCATGACCCGGACGTTCAACGCCCATCCCATGGCCGTGTGGGCCGCGTTGTTCCAAGAGGCCCAAGCCGCCGGGTTCCTGACGTGGGTAACCCTGTCCTTTGACGCCACAATGGACTCCCACGGCACCTCCTGGGGCGGGCCTCAAGCCCTGACGGTTAACGCCGGGGACACGCTGCTGTCCCTGCTCAAGCGGTGGGCAGAAGCCAATGACCTGGTGTGGAAGATGCGCCCGGGGTTTATCCTCGAGGTCCACCAGGACGGCGGGGCCCGGCTGGAAAATACGGTGGTGTTCACCCAATACCGGAGCCAAGGGGAACATAAGCGCAAGATCACCCGCCGGGAACTGGCCAACATTGTCTATGCCGATTCCGGGGACAAAGGGCTGGCCCTTGCGGAAGATACGACGTCGGCAACCAAATGGCGCAAGCGCGCCGCATGGGTGTCCGCCGGGGACGCGTCGGACGCGTCGTCACGGTCCGCCGTCGCTAACATGACCCTTGCCCTGGCGAGGGACCAGCGCCAGTCCCGGACCATTAAGCTACTCCCGGACCGGGAGGGGCGGCAGCCGTTCGTGGACTTTAGCGTCCATGACTGGGTGGGCGTGGAAGTCCCGGACGATGCCACCGAATCCGGGGCACGCCAGGTCATGGGCCTGGCCGTGGACATTGACCAGGACGGCGTGGTCCAGTATGAGGCCACCTTACAAAGCCGGTTCGACGTCCGGGCCATCAAAACCCAGCGCCTCCTGGACAAACTGGGGGCCTCCGAACGGTCCGGGTCCGGGTCCACTGCGGCGTCCCCCATCCCGGTATCCAAGGCCCTGAGCGTCGTCAAGGTGGCGGACCTTGCAGACGTAGACCTAACGGGCCTGGCGTCCGGCTCACTGCTCCAGTGGACCGGGACCCGCTGGGTGGACGTCGTGGCCAATCTGGACCTGCTGGCGGACGTGGACACCGGCACGGTCCCGGGGACCGGCACGGTGGGGCTGCTCTATGACCGCCCGTCTGGGCTTTGGAAACCGGCGGCGCTTCCATCGGGTGGCGGCGGCGCTTCGGCGGCGGTCCTGGACTGTGCGCCGCGCTCCGGGTCCGCCACGGTGGTGTCAACGTCGGCGAACGGAACCAAAGGGGTGCAACTGGCTTGCACGTCTAACTGTTCACTAACTGCGGTGGGGGTCCGGTGGACAACGGTTGCGGCGCGGACGTACCGGCTGACGGTCTGGGAAATGTCCACGTCCGCTGTCCTGACCGTAGGGACCAAAGTTCTGGAAGTGGACGTTATACCGGGAGCCGGAACGGACCAGCTCTACACGTTCGCCGGACTGGCGCTGAACCTGGACGCCGGGAAAGTCTATGCGTTCCTGATTTCGGACATTACCAACGCAACCATGAACCTGTGGACGTCGGCGGTGGCGGCGTGGCCGGCTAACCGGCACTTTTGGACGCCGCGGGCGACTGCCACAAACGGCGGCGGCGTGGTTCGGACGGCGGTTCCGGCGGCGGGCAGCCCACTAACGTCGGTCACTGCGGAATATGCCCTGACCCTCACAACAGCGGACCGGTAGGGGGAGCTATGCCTGACCAAAACCCGCAAGATGCGGGGTGGAAATTGCGCCACGTCCTACACGAACCGGCGGCAATCAACGCCGCCCAATTCCTGGCCAACGCGGCGGCGGCGGCGGCGGGCCTCCTGGCCGTCTTGGGCGGCATGCCCGCCCTGTTGACGGCCCAAATCGGGCCGTTAATGGCGGTCGCCGTGGGGGCCATCCTCCTGGTGGGCGGGACCTTGGGAGCGGTAGCCGTGGCCACCGGGGCCTGGTGGCTCGAGCGTCTCTCGCTGCTCATTATCGCCGTGGGATGGGTGGCCGTCTTGCCGGCGGCTCTCAGCTTTGCCACCACGCCCAAGTCCTCCGGTTCCATATGGCTGGTGGTCGCGCTGCTCTTTGTCGCCCTGGCGGACATTTTCAAACGATACCGCCGGATTGATTGGGCCTACCTGGACCCAACGCGCTAAGGGGGGGCAATGACACCGGAGCAAATCACGGCGCTAGTAACCGCCGGCGGCCTGGGGCTTATCGTACCCAAGGCCATAGACGGGATTTCCGCCTGGCTGTCCGGGCGGGCCAAAGCCGAAAAGGGCCGGAACCAGACGGTCCTGCATAAGCTGTCAGCCGCTGACCGGCGGGCCGAATCGGAAGCCGAATTCCGGCGCTCCCTCGAGGAATACGCGGGCCAGCTGCGGCTGCTCCTGGTCAATGCCGGGGTGCCCGTAGCCTCGCTTCCGCCGTGGCCTGTTCGGCAGCAGGACCGCCGGGCGTCAGACGGCAAATAGTCCACCGTTCCACCTAACCCCCACCCAATCCCGGGTGGGGGTTTTTCCATCCCCCGGGGAGGCCCCGCCATGTCTTATGAGCTCATCACCCAACATGATGCGAAGTTCTACCATGACCGGCCCCCGGGGCATCGGTACGTGGGAATTGCCATCCACTGGTGGGGTGACCCCGCCGAAAAGCCCACCTTTGACGGTACGGTCCAGTACCTGGTCTACGGCGGTGCCCGGAATTCGGCGTCCGTCCACTACGTGGCGGAAGCGGGCAAAATTGCTTGCCTCCTGGACCCTGACACCCAACTTTGCTGGGGGCAGGGCGACGGCGCGGGCGGGTATGGCAATAACTATTTCATCGCCATAGAGTGCAACCCGCGCGCGTGGGACTCGGACTATCAGACGGTGGCCGAACTTATCGCGGAGCTCCGGGCAACATACGGCCCCCTGGTGCTGCGGCCTCACAGGGCGTTTAAGTCCACCGCTTGCCCGGGGGTTTGGAACCTGGACCGCCTCGAGGCGCTGGCCAACGGGATAAAGCCCGCGTCCGGCCACCCCGCGCCGGCCCCGGCTCCCAAGCCGCCGGCCCCGGCTCCCAAGCCGCCGGCCCCCGCGCCCGCGCCCAAGCCCGTGGCAGCTGACCCGTCCCGGGTCCATTGGATAGTGGAACCAGGGGACACGCTGGGAGGGATCGCGGCCTATTACGGCGGGCCGTCCGTCCAGCAAATCGCCGCCCATAACGGCATCAAAGATCCCAACCGGATCACGCGGGGACAGGTCATCTACATTCCCGGGCCGCTGGTCTGGGTAGTGGACCCCGGGGACACCTTGGGCAAAATCGCCGCCCATTACGGGATGACCGCTGCCACCGTCGCGGCCAATAACGGCCTGTCCGTAAACGCCGCCATCTACCCGGGGCAAGTCCTCCGGATCATCAAGTAAGGGGCCGTCATGAGTGAATCCCACGAGGACTTTTTCCGCCGGGTTACCCCGGACGTCCTGGCCCAAGCCGGGGTGGCTCCGGTGGTGCCCACCCAAGTGGCCCGCCCCTGGAGGGCTACCTGGCGAACCGTCGTCCAGGTAGGCATCCCCGCTTTTGCCATCCTGCTGGGGGTGCTGCCGGAAGTGCTGGAAACGGTCATTGACGGCATGGGGGACCAGCTGCCGGACGGCCTCCGGGCGTGGCTGGCGGGGTCGGCGCTGTTCATTACGGCGCTGGCCGGGACCCTGGCCAGGCTGGCGGCAATCCCGGCGGTCAATAACGCGCTGCGGGTGGTCAGGCTGTCCGCGGACGGGCGAGGCCGTCACCAGGCATGAAATAGGCCCCCGGGTCCGGTGCTCAGTGCCGGACCCGGGGGCCTTTTCGTGTGTCAGATACATCCTGCTTAGATGATGCCCCAAAGCCTAACAGGTCAGGGCGCGGCGCGGTGCCGGGGACGCCGCCGCCGGAACAAACGCCACAGCCACGTCATATCCACGACTCCACCACGGTGGGGTCATCCTCCGGGGTCCGCGGAATCCGGGTAAGGCCCGGCCCACAATTGACCCGGGCGTCCTCCAGAGTCATCGAAAGATGAGCCATACCGGGCCGGGCATTGCCGCCCGGAACGATGGTCCAAGGGCGCGTCACATACCCGTCCGGAAAGTCTTTCGGGTTCCGGTAAATCGTCCAAATCACCAGGTCATCGTCCAACGGGGGGCCTCCCAACACGGCCCGGCCTCGAGGCGTTCCACGCGTCAATAGTGGCCGGGAGCCAACCCACTTGGCGGATGCCTATTTGGGCGTCCGGGTCCGGGAGCTTGTACCGGTTTAGGGTGTCCGTTTTGACGCCGATCCTTTGGGCCACTTCCGGGCGGCTTAGGTAGCGGACCCGCGTGGGTTTGCTCATGTCTGGCCCCCCCTTTCATTCGTTATTGGGCAATTGGGAAAGCGTCCTGGGTCGCGTTCGAACCGGCGTTCCGTTGCGCCTTTCGTTGCCTCCGGAGTTCGGCCATTGCCGCATCATAGAGGTCTAGATATTTTTGGGGAATCCGCCCGGACGGCGCGACGTCAAAACCCTGTTGGGCTATCCAAGATCGAATCTCTAGGCGTTGGGCGGTGGACCGCCCGGCCAATCCATTGCCCGGTTTCATCTTGCCTTTCGGGCCGGGTGCGAGGTCCCGGGACGGTAGCGCGGTCATGCGCTTAGGCGCTGGCAAGGTCTGTTCGTCTATCTCGTTTAGCTCATCATCCAACGTAATCGAACCGTCCAAGATGCGGGCCATTTGCCGGGCGTGGGCACTGTTCGCCGGGGTCGCTTCCGCATAGGCCAGGGCGCGCTCAATACGGTTCTTGAGCTCTAGGGATTGCTCAATGGACTTAGCGGCAATGGCCCCCATTTGGTCCTCGCCGCCCATAGAGACTAGAAGCTGGTTAGCCGCTATGACGTCGTGAATCCTAATCATTCGGCACCACCACCGGGCGCATGGCTTGGGGCGCTGGACGCTGTCCGCTGCCCCTTGGGGTGTGGTAAACGATGGTCAGAATAAGCGAGACAGACACGCCGTAACGTTCGGCTAGCTGTTTGGTAGTGAAGTTGCCCCGCTTGTATTCCCTCATGATTGCGGCCATAGCTCCCGCCGCAAGCTTTCGGGGACGCCCTACGGAATCGTAAAAACGTTCCTCGCTTTCGTGCTGGGCTTGCTCGGACTCAATCCTGGTTGGCTCATCAGTCACCAGCTTTAGCCTTTCGGGACGGGGCGCGTGGTCATCATTCGGTCCAACTAATGCAAGGGTCACGGGGTGTCTCCTATCGGTTTACGGCTTCCGTCTATAAAGCTACAGCAC